GCCGGTCAAATCCCTTTGGAGACATCAAAGCCGATGGTGCAGCAGCTGTCGCACTGGCTCTCACAAACCTTGGTTTGGGAGGAACAGATAATTACATCAGCCTGGGCAATGGTTACCGTCTGGCATGGGTGAAAGGGAATATCCCAGGGAATGCGCTGGCCGCAACCGCTGCTGTTGCAGTTCCTCTAACCTTTGCGCAGGCATTTAGCGCACAACCTTTGGTGTACTGGGCTACTGTATCGACACCACAAGGTACTGTTAATGGCGCAGGGGTGATCGCAACCTGCTATGACCTCACAATCTCTGGGATGGGGATTAACCTCTACAATGCCTCTAACGCAGCAAAACAGGTGACCTCCGTAATCGGCTTTGCAATCGGGAAATCATGATGGAAATTAAAGTTTACTATGCCAAATCAACTCGTGGCTTTTATCGCAGCGGAGACAAACTTCCATCTGACGCCGTTGAAATAACGCAGGAACGACTGGATGAGCTGATGCTACAGCAGGAGCAGGGGCTTATTATCGTGCCGGGGGATGACGGCTATCCTGTCGCCATAGAGAATGTTAAGGATCCAGTAGAAGCGGCGACGGAGCTTAAGGCAATCCTCATTCGTACTGCTTCAGAAACCATCGCCCCCATGAAGGATGCGCTCGATGGTGGATACATCGAAGAAAGTGATAAACAGGTACTGCTCGACTGGCAAAAGTATCGCTATGCACTGACAAAAATCGATATCTCCACCGCACCTAATATTGAGTGGCCTAAAGTGCCGGACTCTCAGGCCAGTTAATATCTGGAGCGCTGGCAGTACTGGATGACCTACGCTGACGGATCAGCATCATCCTCAGGGAGGTCTGCCCATGCAGGCATCCCATCCTCACCAACCACTCTCATTTTCCCAAAAGGGGCTGGCCCGCCAAATTCCTCAACAACAGCAGGATCAATATCAATAAGGTCTGATAAATCCCACCCGACATAAATATAAAGAAGTGGCACTGGGAAAAATGCATTGTTAAGAGCTGACCATTTATATTGCATGATTAACGCCCCACTACGCTTATATAAAAATTATTGTTAGTTGCTGTAATGAACGACATTCCGACGCTACTTTTTGTTACCGTTCCGCTGCGTATTCCGGCAAAACGAGCGGACGGATCGGCGGTTAAACATATTGGCTGACGAACTGCTACAACCTGGTTCGGAAAGGGAATAGGAAACGGTACCGTGAGATTGGTTGGAGTAGTTCCATTGCCGTTGACGTTAACAGAAATGAATTGCTCAATAAAACCATCAGGGCTACGTCGCCACCCAGAGCTAACCAGTCCTCCGGCGTCTGTGAGACTTTGTGACCAGTCGGAAACGTGAGCGGCATCTTTCAAACCAAGGTTTGTGAGAGCCAGTGCGACAGCTGCTGCACCATCGGCTTTGATGTCTCCAAAGGGATTTGACCGGCTCAGGAACAATGCCTTGATCGCTGTCAGCAACTGGTTATGCTTTGCTTTGTCCAGCACAACACCAGCCGCCTCGATAAGACCCGCCATCTCCTCCTGAACTGCATCAAAGAAATCTTCATTAAGCGCGGTCGGAAGTCTGCCCGTTTGCGGATTACCGCCGGTAAAGCCATTTTTCCCGGGGCCGAATTTGTCAGCCTGGGCTGTTGGTGTATCAATGCGATGCATGATTACTCCTGATAGAGGAAAGTTACATAGGTGTGCGAAGGGGCCAGCTTCATCACTACGCACTCAAGAACGGTATCGCCCCAGGAGCGCAGAGAAGCGGTGCAGTAATCGGTACAGGTCATGCTTGAAATTTGTGCAGAAGCCGGGATGTTTACCTGCCAGAAGTAACGCCATTCGTCACTGAATAACGAATCTGTGCACCGTGAAGTGCAGCGAAACTGGCTTTTTCCGTAGCGGGTAATAGTGGCTTCCGGATAGCCCAGCGCGGCAAGGAGGTCGTAATAAAAGGCCTCATTAATGCCACCGGGCAGGTTCAGTTTCGCATCGAGCCTTTGCCTGCGTTCTGCCAGTGTCTGGGTTCCTGGCGGCACGCAACTGTCCGGCAAACCGGCCAGGGTTTCATAACGATCTATCAGCTCGGTAACGGTTCGCGCGTCCACTTCATTCATCAGCGCATCGCCCCGCGCATGCGCCCTCTGCAGTGACGGGGCCAGTCCGGTAAGGAGCGGATCGTCTTTATCCCACGCCGGTCCACGGGGCAACAGTGCGCCCAGCATTTGCTCATACTGCCGCGTCAGGTCCATGTGAAATCTCCCACCACACCAATCTCGGCTTTTTCGATTTTGACGTCCGCTGTCGGACTGATCAGATCATGACTGTACTCACCCGTTGCCAGACTGACCGCTTCGCTGATTCGGGATGGCTTGAGCGTGCCATCAGGAACGCCATCGCGGAGCATCATCGCTCTTATCTCGGCGATAACGGCATAGCGGATTTCCGGCGTGTCCGGCGTCAGCCGTATATGGAAATTGATGATTTTCGGCGTGGGTGCAAAGACATAAATATCCGCACCGGCTACCGGCGCGAGGGGTTCGATATGCGCCTGAGCCGCGATAACAGTTGCTGCGTCAGGGATCGGGTTAACCAGATCGCTGTTAGCCACCAGCACCCCGACAGTGCCGCGCCCCATCCAGTGCCGGTAGGTCCATGCGCGCGTTATTCCGGGTACTTCTTTTGCCCAGACCTCATAATCCCCGTCTGCCCCGCCCTGTGGCGTCCAGTACCAGCGCTCGATAATGCGCCCGCGCCAGACCTCCAGATCCTCAATATCCGCACCGCCCTGAATACTGTCGGCGGTACCGGCAGACGTTAATCCGGTTATGGGGCTGACCAGCCTCATGGCAAGTCCATCATCCGTATTGCCGGAAGCACCTGCAATATCACACACAACAGGGACACGCAGCACGCCACCCGCAGAAACAGCCGCTGCAGTGGTGGTAAATGAGACAAGATCATCACGCTGAATGGTCACGCCTGCAGCAACACCAATTCCATTAACTTCCACCTCCCAGCGCACGTATCCCGCTGCTGCCGTTGCCGCTTTACGCGGGCATCGCTTCATATTGCCATGCCGGGTGAGCCAGTCCTCATCAGCCTGATCAGGCAAAAGGTTACGCGCCAGATAATCGATATAACCGTAAACGGTATGCACAGCCGCAGCCTGTACGCGACCGTACACCTCCGCATCGGTACGGCGAAGAGCAGCCAGTGTTGAATCGGTAGCCAGGCGGGTTAGGATATCGTTTCGGACGGTGGTGATTAACTGGGGGAGTGTCGGGCGGGTAAATCCGCTATCAGCCATTAATTTCACTCCATAGATCGTTAAATGAATATGCTGTCCGGGTGCCGTCTTTCTGGCTTATTACGACGGATGCACTCATCAGGTTAATGCCGGTGCGTTCTGCACTCACATCAACGCGCACGGCCACACCGTCATCAACAAGCCATTGCAGCGCCTGGCTGATGTATTCGCGTGCTTTAATCGGTGTTTTGTTTGTCAGCTTCTGGCGACTGAGCAGATACAGGCGCGAGCCGATACGGTCGTTTTGTAAAGTTGGAAAACTGTCTCCCCACCAGCCGTTCGCCTCATCCGGGCTGTCGTCCGGTTCAGCGCGTCGCCATGAGAACAGAGAAATAATCACAGCCCGCGTAAGCGGATCAGGCGGCCACGTTACGGCGCGCCCGACACCATTAATCACAATAATCATCAGGACCCCATTTTCTGCGTTGTCGCGTCAGTGGTGCCGCCGCCATCACCATTCTCTTTATGTTTATGCCCGTTGTAGGTTACGCGCATGGAGGACATGGTCTGGCCGGAAGAATCGCAGTTGTCTGTAATTTCTCCGGTGGCTTCAATATCCATTTCAAACCTGGCCTTTGGGGAGTTGGTGAAGGTGATCGGATTACCTGCGCCATTGACCACTATCCCGGCACGGGTAAGCGTTACCGACTGCCCCTGATCGTCATAAACCGCCACCTCACCGGATTTCAGCCCCCTGATGCGGTAACGCCGGTCAGAAACTACCAGCACCACGCCGTGAGAACGGTCGCCGTCAAAGTATGCCGCTACGGACTCAGCGCCCGTCAGCGGCGCGGCAGTGAAGCCATAAGGTTCCATGTGCTCGATATCGCTTTTCCCCTCACCCCCGCTCATTTCAATCTGGAGCATCTGGCATTTTGCCGCCGTATCCAGGCCGCGTACTACGGCGCGGGCCAGCAGGTTTGACAGTCCGCGACTCATGGCAGAAAAACTGTTAGCCATCAGAAATCATCCTCCTCTGTCTTTTTCTTCTTACGCTTGCCGGGCTTCTCCGGCTCAGGAAGATAAGCATCAGGCGGCCCGACGCGGATTTCAGTAACAGTGCCGTTTTCATCCTGCTGATAGGTCACCTCAGCGATCACCATCTGACGGTTGTTAAAGCCGAGGATGGGGTCAAACACGATTACCTGCAGGTTAGGCTGCCAGAGTGAGCCGTCACCCTGCCGCCAGCCCTGCACGGTGTAGGTCGCCTCATCGGTGCGCGCAGCGCGCTGGCGCATTTCGAACTCAGCACGATCGCTGCAGGTCGCGGTGGTGGCGTTACCGGTCTGGCGGATAATCATCGGACGATAGCGATTCAGTCCACCATCGACAGTCTTTGCACGGATGGCCGTTGTCGTGGCTTCGCCAAAATCATCGTCATTACCTTTGCGCTGACCGGAAACCTGATAGTCACTGAAGCGGTCGCGGATGCTCTTTTCTGTATCACAGGCAAGAACGTTTTCACCGAGCACCAGCGCCGTATGCGCCTGCTGACTGCCGATACCGCCAATCACCAGATCCCCCAGTTCGTTGTCGTACGCCAGCGCCTGCTGCAGTCCGAGCATCTTGTTGAGCACGTCCATGACCGTTTCACCCTGGTCTGCCTGAACGCCCTGCAGCGCGCCGGATGCGCCGCCCGCATCAACTACCGCGATACTGAAAGGTTTAGCCAGTTCCGCAGCCACCTGCGCCAGCGATCGCCCGGCATACTGTGAAGGAGTGGCAGAGCAGTCGATAAGGTCAGCCGTTTTGCTGCGCCCGGAAATTCCTATGCTGATTCTGCGGGCGTCATAACGAACCGGAGTGGCCTCAACGTATCCGGTCAGAACCTTGTCGGTACCGATCAGCACCTCAACCAGATCGCCGTTTTTAATCCTGGCGCTGCGCTCCGCCTGTTCGGTATCACCGGGCCAGCTGCGGGTTATCTCTACGCTGAAATCACGTGCGATACGTTCAATGCCTGCGGCGATCCTAACCGATGTCCAGCCGCCCCACTCCTTCCCGTTAACCCGCAGAAATACGGTGTTATTCATCGTACCGGCACCCTCAGTGTTTTGACCGGCACGAAGCCGGGATGACGGATACCATTGCGGGCTGTAATTTCCGATGCGCGGGAAGCCGAGTCATACCAGTCAGCCGCCAGCACCAGCGCGGGTGTGATTTCTGAAGGCGTCCGCTCCGTTATGCGCTCGATCTGCTCAAGCCTCGCTGAAATATCCTGATTCACGTCCGTGCGGACAGTAACCAGTGCCTGATATAGCTGATCATCTGTTACCCGCTCCATTTCCCTGTCTATCGCCTCATTAAGGCTGTCGCGCACTTCTGCAAGATCATCCCATGAGATAACCGTGTCGTTTTCAACAGAACTGGTTACGCCTGGCGCGGAGTTGTTCCGGGTTGCTCCCGTCGTTCCGCTGTTGGCTGCTGAATTACCAGTTCCGGATGAGGTCACAGTTACAGATGGCTGGATCGTTGATACAGCCGGGTGAGCAATGACAACCGGCTTTTGCGGGTCCTGCTGGCGCGTAATGGTACGGTTTGAGGGCTGCGGGAGGTTTGCCACAGCAGCGGCGGCTTCGCTGATTGCTGTTGTTCGCACCGCCTGCGCGACATGATTACTCTGGGCCGTTTGTGTCTGTGTGGTTTTGCTGTCTGTTTTCCACACGCCACGCGGCGCAAGTCCACTGTCCAGCGTGATCCCCGTCAGACCCTTAATCATTGCCATCAGGTCAGAGGCGTTTCCGGAAAGTCTGGTACCCGCGCGCCACATCGACTGCAGCCGGTTAACAAAACTCATGCCGCTCGATGGGGGCTTAAGCAACACAGACAGATCCCCCTGCATCAGGCGTGAGGCGGCGCTGATACCGGAGTCTATATACTGAAACCCGCGGGAAACGGTATCAAACATGCCGGAGGCCTCATCAATCACGCCGCTTTGCAGGAAATCAGGCAGGCCATCCATACCAAATGCCCCGAACGCTGAGGAAATGGCATCATCAAAGAATGAGACGGACGATAAAAGTTTTTGCCCCGTTGCCAGTCCAGCAGCCGGAAAGGACAATTCGCCAGACTCAATAAAGCTGAAGCTGACGCGACACATCCGGCCCTCACTCACAGAGTGGCTGACGCGTACCGCATCATCAACGGTGACAGTCATTTCGCCATAGTAAGGGTGCACCAGCGTGCATGATCCAGGCTTTTCGATAGCCTCAATTAACTTATTGCGCTGTTCAAAGTAATCATCGCCGATAAGGTAAGCCTGCACGCTGAATCGCCGTGTGGCCCGGCCCAAATCCTCGGCCCATGGCTTATCCCGGTTCGGGTATTCATGCACCTGCACTCGGCGGCCAAAGGTGGCTTCATCTTCATCAACCTTGAACGGAACGCCCCTGAGCGAGGCATCCTGAAGATTGTCTTTCCAGCTCATGGTTAGCTCCGGACATTAAAAAACCCGCCGAAGCGGGTTATGCTAAGAATATATCATTGACTTAATTTCAAAGACCTGAATAAATCACGCCATCTATGTTAAAACTTCCTCTCTGGAGAAGGCATATGAAAAGAAACTCACTATTATATTTAAGTATTTACATCATAACTTTATTTTTCTTTTCGAGCCCCATTTACGAATCAATTATCGTCAATGTTTATTTTAGCTTCTTGATGCTTATTGCATGGCTAGGGGTTTCAGCAATAATCGTTAATATCATACATTTTTGGCCTGTGTCTAAAGTTGATAATTAACTTGATCGTTAAGGTTATTTATTAGACTGTGAAAATCTATTATAACCAACGTTATAATTAAGCCAGGGCATCTCCCCGCTGGAAGGTGAAACTCTCATTCCCGGGGGGGCATTTTCGAAACTAACTTTTAACTCCCCAGATTGAGGGCGAGGACTGGCTAACGGTTCAGAAGAATTCTGAGTACCATCAATGTTTAACAACTCCTTTAAGCGTGGGATGAAACCCTGATATCCACGTTCTGTTTCCGTTTTTTTCGTCTTATTTACTAAAAATGAACCGACATCAGTATTTTGTTTGAGCGCCTCATCATGCAAATTATTGAGACGCTTCATTAAATCGAATAGCACTGTGATTGTTACAGTAATCACACCCATATTAGCTATGCTTTTGAGATTCTTTGATAGCTTACCAGCCTCGGCGTTAGCTCCACTAAATCCCTTGACCATAGAAACAAGCCACGCCCCTGCCGTAAAGGCGGCCACTCCCTTTAAGACTGTTTCCCACCCTCCCAATGACTGCGCCACAGCGTCAATATCAATCCATACTCGCTTCACCACTGGGCCAACCTGCTCCCAGTTACTAACAATAAGACTTCCTGCTAATACAACCAGCGCCAAAATTTTACCCATGGTTGTCATTTTCATGACTGAATCAAAGGTTTTAAACGCCCTAGTTGCCACACCAAATGCCGTGGCTGTTCCGAGGAGTGTGGCACCAAATTTGAAGGTTCCCTTTATAGCATCAGGATTATTTTTAACAAACTGCCGGAAGCGTTCTATCAATGGCTGCGCTTTTGCCGTGAGTTTCACAATGGTAGGCAAAAACATGTCACCAATAGTTATGCTAGCCGCAGTAAACTGGTTCTTTAACAATTGGACAGAGTTAGCAGTTGTTGCCGCGCGTGACTCATATTCTTTCTGCATTGATCCGCTATATTGCTGTGAGTCTGTGACCTTATCAAAGTTTTTGCGTAGCAAATCTAAATTAGTCAGCAAGGGCGCGATGGCACCCAATGACTCCTTGCCAAATAAAGCATTCATTACAGCGGACTGCTTAGCTTTGGGTACTTTTGCGAGTGAGTCCAGCACTCTTAACATCGCCTTTTTCGAATCCTTTTGCATATCAGTCGCGAGCTGAGCAGGATCGATTTTTATAAACTTCAATGCTTTCTTTTGTGAGGCTGTCGCTGATTTCCCAGATGTCAGAGAAAGCATAAAGTTTTTGATACCTGTTGCCGCTATTTCTGATTCAACGCCCATTCCGGCGATAGTCGCCCCCATAGCGGCAATCTCACCAGACGCTACACCGGCGACACCGCCGAGCGGTCCAATTCGGGTGACAATATCTGAAATTTTTCCGGCGTTAGCTGGGCCGGTGTTCCCCAGGTAGTTGATTTTATCTGCCAGCCCGACAACATCGGTTTGGGTCATCTTAAACGCTGTGCGCCACTGCGCCATCATCTGGCCTGACTCGTCAGCGGTTTGATCGAACGCCACACCCATTTTTACCGCGTCACTGGCAAACTGCTTAAGCTCGTTACGAGCGATACCAGCCTGGCCACCAGCGGCTACGATCTGACCGATACCATCTGCCGTCATAGGGAGTTGAGTGGATAGTTTTAAAATATCTTCACTCATTTCCTTAAATTGCGCGGGCGTATCAAAATTCACTACCTTACGCACATCCGCCATCGTCGATTCAAACTGCATCGCCTGGCTAATAGGCACTGCGAAAGCGGAGACTATAGCGGTGCCCATAGCGACCGCATTAACCATAATACTTTTGGTGTCTCTCTGAAATCCCTTGAGGTTTTTACTCATCCCTTTAAGTGGACCCGATAACTGGTCCACAGCAGTAATGATCGCCTTCAACTGAAAACTATCGGACACGGTTCATTTCCTCATTGATGCGGACGGCCTCCGCTTCCATTTCTAGAAACTTGGTGAGGCCGATCTTTTTCAGTTCAAGTGGGCTTATTCGCCAGAAGTGCGCGGTGTTGTAGAGCCGTTTTCTGAGATCGGAGGCTCGTCCGATCCGGTAAAAAAACCCACAATTGTCATTGATGCCATAAAGACATCCTTCAGGACCATCTTGGATGCAGATGAGCGCGGAATACCTGCCAATACAGGCAGATACTTAAGCGCTGATCCCGCATCCAGTTTCATATCTCCAGAACCGGTATACGAGAATGGAATACCAAATTGCTCCACCTCGTCATAGGTAGGCTCACGCAACTCCAGCACATGGATGGTTTCGCCATGTGCCTGGATGGGTTTGGTTAACTGTAATTCACTCATTGAAAGAATCCTTCTTCACCGTGGAACTCAATATCAACGGTGCCCTCTTCGGGGTTGTAGTTGGCTTCGCCGTGCAGCCAGGCAGATGACAGCACGTAAACCATACCGTTTGCCAGCTCAGAGGTGCACGTCATCGCAGTTGAATTCGTGATTTTGTCGATCGGGAAATCCTTCGGCACTTTGAAGGTGCCTTTGGTATAAGGTGCCCGGTGAGTTTCTTTACGATCCACCGAACCATCCAGGCCAATGACATCATCATTAATTCTGGTGTTCATGGGAACCTCAATGCCGCCGGTCAGCGAAAGCTGAAAACCGTCAACTTTGAAGTAACAGGTACCCGCAATCTTTGCCATTATTCGCTCTCCTGGGCGTACTGCAGACGGAACTGATTAAGCAGCGCAAATACGCGCAGCTGGTTGACGTAGTCAGGCGGGAAAAGCACATCCACGCGGTTTGGATCGGCGGCGTTGCGCTCGACAACCAGGTATTTTTTGAACAGGTCGAAATTCTCGACAATGCCCGCGCGTTCCATCGTGCGATAGCTGGCGCACATTTCGCCTTTAAGCACCGCAGGGGTAACGATGGCCTGACCCGGACCGAAGCGTGTACCGTCATTCGCCAGCTTATGGCGCGGATACTTACTGGTGACGATGCCCTTCAGTTGACGGATAACATAGGCGCTGGTATGCAACGTCTCGCTGTCCAGATAGCTGTTATCCACCACGCCGTAAGCGTTTTTCTGGTATGTGGTGATGTCACGCTGAATGCGCAGAACGCCGCCTTCGGTATATGCGGTCGCAATACCATGCATTAACAGGGATTGCTGCTCAGTGAGGGTAAAGCGAGTTCCGGCCGGTGCTGGCAGCGCGCCGGTAAGTTCACCGGTCTGAGTCGGACGCGCCGGGTCATTGCGGATAAATACCGCGTTACGGGCAGTGCGCAGCGCGACCAGTTCATCAGCTGAGGTCTGTACATCAGGCTCATAACCGGCAACCGTAATGTGCTGGTTATTCATCGTGTCACCGAACGCCACAAGCTCAGACAGCGTCCCGATCTTCGCCGTATAAACGTGACCGTAAAGCTGACGCGCGTAGCTCCAGCGCCCGGTGGAGTCGTTCATCTCCAGCGCCATGGTCGCCAGCGATGCAGAGTCACTGAATGGCGTGCCGATAAAGTCGAAAGGTTCATCGCCCATTGAGGAAACCGCGTCACCAAGATCAGGGGCACCTGTACCACCTGACATGGCAGTGATCGCCACAGTGATCCCATCAGGTGTGGTTTCGCCGCCCACAGTGCCGTAGTAATTCACCGTTAACCGGATATCGTTACCGGCTAAGCCTTTATGCCGCGCTGTAAGCGTGATGACACCTGCAGCAGCAGTGGCGGTCACCGGCAGGTCTGCGTTTGCATTGATGGCAGCTGCCAGCGTTGTTGCGACTGTTGCGGCTGCATCACCGGTGACCACGGCAGCCTGAATACGGGACGTGCTGATATAGAGGCTAATCGTGCCGGATGCCTGGGCATTGCCGGTAATGGTGAGGGTTGCGGTGGCAGCATCGCCTGCCGGTTCATCAACGGCGATAATCCACAGCTCACCGAACGGATCAACAGAGCGGTATTTGGCTACCATCCGGGCAAGCTGGCTTCCGCGCCCCGTCACCTTTCCGGCCAGGGCTGCCGATGGCATGATGGTAAGCTTATTTTTCTCAATGCTGCTGCCTGTTGCGGCAAAGCCGATCAGCAGCGCCGGTGCACTGTCCTGCGCTGTATTTGCTTCGCTGTTATCCATTTCGGCCCAGAACAGGGGCACACGGAGATTTGAGGGGATATTCGGGTAACTCACCATTACTCACCGCCTTGTTTTTTGGTGTCCGCCACGGCTTTCTTTTCTTCCGTGGTGACCTTTTCAACATCCCCGGCCGCAAGGCGGCGGAGCCAGTAGCTGCTTTCTTCGACGTTCCGGCCTTCTGAAGGCAGCAGATCGCCCCGGACAGGGTCTGGAACAGACCGCCCGCGCTTGGGTTTGATTTGCATGTTTTACTCGCTGAGGTTGATTTTGGTGTGATGCTCGATGATGCCGTCCGGGCCATTGCTGGGATCGATATAGTCCATGTCAATTTCGACAGTTTTCAGTTCATCCAGGGCGTTCAGATCATCCTGCTGCCGCGTATCATTTTCAGTAATTTCCCGCGTCAGCATGAATTCAAACTGGTAGTAAAGCCGCCCCCGATCCATATCCAGAAGCTGACCGCCGGAGTACGCCACCGGGCCAGCGTCTTCATCCGGCTCCCAGCCCAGAAGCGCCTTCCAGATTTGCTTTCGCACATCGTGCACGGCGTCATAACCTGCTGCCTGACCACGCTCATCGCGCGTGTTATCCAGCACCACGACAACCGCAAAGCCTTCGGTCACTTTTTGCCAGTAATCGGTCAGGGACTTCTGCTCGGCGGTCACATCTTCAGTTGGCACCACATATGCCGCCGGAAGACGCATTTTCCCGGTTTCGGGGATGGATTTAAATTCCGCTGCCCCCGCAACATTGCCCGCAAACAGCGGACACCGTGCCCGGAGTGCGGCGATCACCAGTGATAGTTTCATTTCTTTTTCCTTTCGGGGCGCAGGGAGGAACGCAGAGCGCGGCTCAGTACATAGCGTGTCCACGCCTTACGCGCATCCAGCACTTCAGTCATGTAGTTTTTACGCGGCGCAACGCGCCACCCGTTACCACCTGATTTGCCTTTGTGATGGCTTTTCCGGCGTTTAGCGCCACGCCTGACGCCGTAGAACAGGAAAGCCGGGTAAAAGTCGCCATCAATGAGTCGGTTTCCCTCGCCCCGCTTCTGGTTTGGCGCGATCCGGACCATCAGACCCGGACGGCTTTTCGATGCGCGGGGGACGTAATAACCAATCGATCGCGCCAGCCTGCCGGTGCGAAATCCGGGATTTTCGCCGGGTGCCGAGCGGCCACGGCGCATCACCAGCCTGCGCGCATCGCGCATATGAACCTGGCCGATCTGAATAAAGGCCCGGCGCATTTTTGCCCGGTTAAAAACCAGCTCTTTCGGCTGCTGGAAATCAACATGCAAAAGCGGCTTAGCCATACATTTCCCCACTGCGGTCTTCTGCGCCGAGTTCTTCACACTCCAGCAGCAGATAACGACCTGCAGAGTTCAGATCCCTCATGCGCTTGATCCGGAATACAGAACCGTCATAAACAACTTCGTAATCTGACGTAATGCCTTTGCGCATGCGGATCGTGATGTAGTGAGTGATGGTGTCATCTGACTGCACAGATTCGTGGTAAGTGGTCGCTCCCACCTGTCGCACCTTTGCCCAGACCTTTTTCTCATTCTGGTATACCGGAGTGACGCCATAATCCTGGCTGGCTTCATCGATCCGCTGCCGAAGCAGGATGCGCTTATTCAGCTCCCCCGGATCGGGCAACGTATAGGTTGCGCTTGTGCGCGTGGATCGGACTTTCATATCAGAATCCCGAAACAGGCAGGCGGCGGGGCTGCAGCAGGAACTCAAAAGCCATCGGCGTTGCAGACTTTTCAAGTTCAGATACCGAGCTGCGGTTTTCGTACCAGTGACTGACCAGCATCAGCAGCCCCAGCCGGATATCCTCTGTAATAACCATGCCGTCCTCATCGAGAGCCGGTATTTCATCATTGGTTTTATAGAGGTTCCGGTTGAGATAGGTGGTTGCTTTCGCCTCAGCTGCCAGTGCCAGCAGTTCCAGCAGGCTGTCTTCATCCGTAAAATCATTTTCCAGGCGGCACTGCATTTTGATTTCATTCAGCGTCAGCAGCATGACTTCACCTTATTTGGTTTTCGCTTTGGCCTTTGCTTCGGCATCAGCTTTTTCTTTGGCTTCAGCTTCGGCTTTTGCTTTGGCTTCGGCTTCAGCTTCGGCTTTTGCTTTGGCTTCGGCATCAGCTTTTGCTTTGGCTTCGGCTTCAGCTTCGGCTTTTGCTTTGGCTTCGGCAGCAGCTTTTGCTTTGGCTTCGGCTTCAGCTTCGGCTTTTACTTTGGCTTCAGCGTCATCACCGATCTGCTCGGCATAACCTTTTTTGATCAGCTCGCGGCCGTGTTGCTCCAGCGTTTCAAACTCGCTGCCTTCAACCTGTACCACACCGTTGAAATAAACCGGTTTAAGGGATCGCATTTTCATTTCAGCTTCCTCAGGGGAAAAGCGGCCCGAAGGCCGCAGTTATGGATTATTCGCCACCCGGAGCCGGTGCGGTGAACTCGCCGTAGATAAACGCTTCAGGACGTTTCACCGCCAGAGCAAGACGCTCTTCGCAGCGAATCGAGATCATGTTTTTCTCGAAGTCGTCGGAGTTCTCTGTGGAGATGACAACGTTCGCATCTTCGCGATCGAAGATTTGAGCGCCAGCATTGAACGCACCGGTCAGGAATTTACCCACGAAGGCTGCAGCTTCGGTCGCCACCACTGGCAGGCCCCACAGGGTAGGACCGGCCAGCGCCGCCGGGTTCGCCAGAATGTAGCGGCCCAGTGTGTCTTTGGTGAGTTCAATCTTCGCCCAGTCCATAAAGTGCAGGACGTGTCCGGAAGCCGGGAAGCGTGCCAGCTGCGCCTGCAGCATCGCCAGACGCAGATCATCGATACCGCTCTGCTGCGCCACGCTGAACGCCGCAGCATAAGCAGATGCCTGAGGGACAATGCCGTCCAGGTGCGCACCCGTGCCATCGCCGAAGAGAATTTCCTGTTCTTCGACGTATTTCAGCCCGTATCGAAGCTCGGCATCAATCGTTGACTGAAGCTGTGGCATATCGTCGAGGATCTGTTTCGCCGCTTTGAACAGGTGGGCAACGGTGCGAACCGGCGTGATTTTTTCAGCGAAAGCGATATCGCTGTATGGTTTGGTGGTGTTTTCCGCTACTGCTTTGGCGTTATTGGTGAAGCCGGTCTGCTGCACCCAGTAAATGGTATTGGACTCGGTGCGGCCCGGCGCGATCAGATCGCGAATAAACAGGCGCTGCTTCGGCTGTGCATCAATGCCCGGCAGACGATCCGGCGCAACAATCTGGCCAGGAACATTCACTGTCAGCAGAGCGGCGCTGACCGGAATGCTCAGGCGTTTGTTGCCTTCAACACCTGCAGCAAAAGCTTTCAGCGCTTCAGAGGAGATAACCTGACGCCCCACGCTTTCCACGACTTTGGCTGCGTTGTTCAGCGGCATCTGGGCAACGTGCTGCTCAAGCTCGCCCAGCGAGGCTTTAAGCACTTTTTCCGCTTCGCGCATGGCGTTCAGTTCAGCGGCCATCTTATCAACGGCGTCTTTCGTTTCAGCAGAAAGAGAACCGGCTTTCTTAGCCTCTTTCAACGCATCTTCTGCCTTCGCGCTGAATTTGCCGTTGGCTTCTTCAATGCTTGCAGTGACCTTTTTCAGAATCTCATTTACTTCAGACATGGTTAATCCTTATTTGCCGAACGCGGCCAGCGCGTCTTCAAGTTGTTTAATGTTTTCAGGTTGGATGGTGTTGGTAGCGCCCGGCATACCGTCAGGACTGGCAGCAGCGCCTGGCTTGCTGCCGGTTAATGCTTTAAGAAGTCTTCGCCGCTCTGAACGTGGCGTGTCGGTTTTCGCGAGCAGCGCGTCAAGTTTGCGCAGCGCCGCTGCCGGGCTGTCATCGTCATCTGAGATTTCATCAGCAGACAGCAGGCGATCGGCAAACCCCTTTTCAACCGCATCGCTGCCGCCGATATAGGTTTCTGCATCCATCATCGCGTCGATGACCGAGGCATCCAGCCCGGTGCGAGCACCGTAGATATCGTTCATGGCCTTATCGAAGGGTTCCATATCAGCGGCGATCTGCGCCAGATCGTGACGGTTACCCATCGCGTAAACCCAGCAGTTGTGGATCATCAGAAACGCGCCACGGCCAATCTGCACCTCATCACCCGCCATCGCGATAATGGAGGCAGCAGACGCCGCCAGGCCCAGCACCTTAACGGTGACTTTGCCTTCGTACTCACGAAGCAGGTTGTAAATCGCCAGGCCTTCGAACATGTCGCCGCCCGGACTGTTGATATTGACCGTGACATCTGCGCCACCAATGGACCGAAGCGCGGCGGCGATACGGCTGGCCGTCACACCCTCGCCGTACCAGTCGGCACCGATCACATCGAAGACAGAGATGCTGTTTTCATCAGGCTTTGCGGCTTTAATGCCGCCGTTCCAGCGCTCCATTGCGGAAGACGGCAAATCGCGTTTTTCGCGCGCAAAAGGCCGCCCCTCCGGCGCTCGCGGAAGGCTTTTTAATGTCATCGGTTTTAGTCCTGCGTTTCGGAGGGTTGCGGCGCATGTGCGCCGGTTGAGTGTTTCGGTTGAGCGTCACGTTCCGGGAATAACCACCCCTCAAGCGCTGCTCTCACCTTTTCGCCGTTATTTCCACCATCGCTGCCGAGCTGATCGAGTGGTGTGAGATTCAGCTGAACTGTATAGATTTCTCCCCCATCAATTGGCGGGAGATTCTCCAGTCGCCGCACATCGTTTCGTGACATCCAGCCATTTTGCAGGGCAGTCGTGTAGTAAGCCGAACGTCCCGCACTGTCAGCACGCAACAGACCTTCCACAGAAAACTCTGCGAAAAAATCTTCATCATCCTTGAGCAGACAGCGGGCAATTTCCTGCTCAATGTTTACCAGCAACGGGCGCAGGGTGTTGGTCAGGAACAGGAGGTTCATACCTTCAACGCTCGATGCCCAGCTGCTCTGCTTTGTCATGTGACCGACCATAAAGGGGGGGACCCTGAACCAGCGGCAGATTTCTTCAATGCTGAAAGATCGGCTTTCCAGCATCTGAGCATCCTCAGGGTTAAGAGTGATCCCCTGATATGACATGTCCCCCTCCAGCACCATAACCTTACCGGCGTTTTTTGATCCCACGAACCGATTAAGGTTCTCGCGGTTTTTCGCGCGCTGCTCTTTTGTGAGAAGGGTTTTTGACAGGAAGAAGCCGGAAGTCTGGATACCGTTTTCAAAAATCTTGGCTGCGGATTCTTCGACCGCCATTGCAGAGCCGAACACATCGCGCCCGGTGCGCATCGGCATCATGCCGCAGACGCCATCCAGACCAAATCCCCGGATGTGCATCATGTTTTTTACCGGAATGATGCGTGGCACGCCCTTCTCTGTGTAGGTGTACTGCAGTTCGCCGCTGTCCAGTCGCTCCACTTTCATACACTGAGGGAGCAGCGGCACCAGAGAGACCAGCTTAAGGCCGATCATCTTTTTCTCAACGTAGGCATTACCGCGAAGGCAGATGCTTGCGACCACCATAAGCATGAAGCGGGATGGTGTCATTTCAGTGTTAGGGCGGCGGCACAGCACCTGATAGGCGGGATGCGTTGTTGCCAGCTTGCGGGAGCCGTCAGCCGCCCGTTCGTAGACCTTCATCGGCAGGGTTGAAACGGACTCACTCAGCAGACGCACGCAGGACCATACAGAAGACAGCGCCAGCGCTTTTTCTGCGGTCACGACTTTGCCGCTGCTGCTGGCACCGTACCACTCCTGCCAGAACGCGGCATCATTGAGGCCAATCGACTCACCGAGCCAGTTAACAATCGCGCTCTTGATGCGGCCCGGCCGTTTTTTTTCCTTCATCAGATACCTACCATGATCGGGTCGTCAAAAAAATCATCAGGATCGCCGCTGTCCACCAGCACAGCGTCTTCCGCTGCGCCGATTGCCATGGCAGACGCCACCACGCCGTCTATGCGACCGGTGCTTTTCTTTTTGGCAAATATACGGTTGTCCTTCTGGTCAGCTTCAAGAACTGCAGATGCGGCGTTCCAGCGCAGACAGGGGTTGGTTCGGATAACAATCGTCTGGTTATTCAGGTGCTCTTCAAACAGCTCAATTGATCGCGGCATCCACAGGCCGGACTCCTGCGCCTTATAAAAACCCTGCCCGTGCGGGATCAGGTCAACGCTTACCGATTCACTCTCCAGTTCAGGCTCAAGGTATTTAATTCGGTACTGGTCAAACGCGATGCATTTAATATCGTATCTGGCTGCCAGCTCACCGATGCGGACGGCAACGAAACCGTAGTTGACCGCTTTACCCGGCGGCGCATGGATGTAACCGTTACGCAGCCAGGCGTCATACGGGACGTGGTCGGTTTTGGCTCTCTCAAGCAATGAGTCTTTGGGGGTCCAGAACTCGACCAGAAGCTTTTTCGATGTCGGGAAGTAAAGCGCCAGCGCGGTAAGGTCACGTGAACCTGATAAGTCCAGACCGCCATAGCATTCCTCACCTGTCAGTTCTTCAGGATCGAATTCCTGTTCGCAGTTCATCCAGGTGTCACTGTCAATCCACGGATCGGCAGATTCCACCCACTGACAGAAATTAAGACGCCTGACAATGCTCTCTTTCGATGGCATGCCCCGCGCCTGCGTCACCTGCTCCCGCAGGTACTTTTCGGTAAATGTCTGCCCCAGTGACGGGTTAGCCTTGCCCCAGCAGGTTTCGTCCTTAAACGGGTCGTCACCTTCATCCAGCGAGCAAATGAAGCTGAAAAAGCTGTCATCCTCCAGATCGCCGGCGGCAACCTTCCGCCCGTACTCGTGATACTCATAACAGACGCTGGTTTTATCGTGGCCGCTGTTAGTGATCAGGAACATCAGAGCCTGACGGCGGCCTTTCGTTCCGGCTCGCATCATCTCAACAACGGCGTTTGTTTTGTGCTCGTGCACCTCGTCAATCAGCGCGCCATGCGGGCGCGGGCCTGACTGACCATCATCGGAACTGATCGGCTTGAAGAATGAACCCGTCTGCAGGAATGCCAGGTTCCATACGTTCAGGCCGGTGCCGGATTTGGTGATGCGCTGCGCGAGTGCCGGAGACTGATCAACCATCGTCACCGCATCGCGAAAAAGGATCATCGCCTGGTCTTTTTTCGTGGCCGCCGCGTAAACCTCAGCGCGCGGTTCTTTGTCCGCCATCAGAAGGTAAAGGCCAACGCCGCCCGCCAGTGGCGACTTACCCGATCCCTTCCCTGACTCGATGTAGCTCATGCGGAAACGCCGCGTACCATCTGCGGACTTCCAGCCAAAAAGTGATCCAACGATGAAGCACTGCCACGGCAGCAGAATAAATGGCTTCCCCTCATGCTCCCCGCCGTTTAGCTTCAGCACTTTGGCAAAGAAGTCAACGACACGCGTTACCGCCTCAACATCCCAGAACAGGCCTCTTTTTGGCCCCTCTTCAAGATCACGAAGGTGTCTTGCGCAGGCGGCGCGAATATCCGGCCCGGCCAGCTTTTTACCGCTGGTAACGTCCAGCGCATACTGAGTAGCCGGATCAACCGAAGAACTGGTTGAACGGGTCTTCTTCTTTTTCTCCACCATTAACTTTTACCTTCGATCGCGCTGCAGGCGTTAAACCAAATTCCACCAGATAACTTTTGAAGCGGCGATCGGCATCAGCAAGCATTGATACCGCCGGGTTAGCTTTGATAAGAAATCCGCCCTCGGTCTGGACCGTATAGGTTCTGCCCTCTTCAGCAATCGTGATCCTTAACTGGAGAATGTCAGCATAGATATCGCAGAGCCTTTCCAGCGCCAGAACGTCGGCGGTGGTAAGCACGCCCATTTCATCAAGAAGAACCGTCACCTTTCCCCACGCAACTTTTCCCCAGTCAGTGAGGTGTGATGGAGGGCTGGGGATTTCTCTTGCGGGAGCAGGCTCTTTATCGTTCAGCTTTCGCTTGCCCGGATTGCCGGTAACGACCTTAAGGTGGGTCGGTTTTGGTCGTCTTCCGGCCATTAAAACCTCCCAGAAAAAAACTTTTCATTTCGCGGTTGTGCACAAAAAGGGGGGCGGGCGGTCAGGAAGGCGGTACCCCCTGAAGTCTTTACCCTCCCCTCCCCCATACGGTGATATTGATTCTCATTTGCGCCAGTGTGACTCTGGATCGCGCGGCAGGCCGTTCTCATCACATCCAATGACGTGACCGCGCTTTTCTTCGCGCTGCTTGGTGGAGTCGTGATGCTGTTTGCACAGAGGCTGCCAGTTGGTTTTATCCCAGAATAGCTTCTGTGCCTTTGCTATCTCTTCCTGAGTGCCGCCGTTCAGCGCTTCTTTCAGCTTGTGAGGCTTAATGTGATCCACGACGGTAGCCGGTACCGCTCTCTGCTGCCGGAGGCACATCACGCAGACAGGATGAGATTTCAGAAACGTGAGCCTGGCTTTGTCCCACCGGCTGTTATAGATGCGTGGCTCGGACATATTCACTCCAATAAAAAAAGCCACCAGCGGGTGCCAGTGGCTTCATTTCGAAAAAGTCATAAAAAAATATATCAATCTAAGCGAGAATCAGTAACACCTTTAACTACTAAATCCTTGACACCACGACATACTTCAAAGAAAGCATTGTTATCATTTGGATATGAAATCAAGAATTTTTTTTCGCCGTCAGCTAACTCAACATTTAATCTCCCAATGGATTTCCACAGGGAAACGGAAACTAAATGATATGAGCCGCCACCATATGCGGAGTCGTCAACGACGGTCGAAATCTTGAAGTTCAATCTGTACTCTTTATCAAGATCTAATCCAGCAACAGGCATCGGCTGGAACAACCCTTTTTCGTTAATTTTACCCACGGAAACATATGGATGGGGTACTTTATTAGCATCCATCCACGACTCGGATGGCAAGGATAAAGAATCTACATATTCATCAACTAACTTTCTCGCTGCTTCTTGCAATTCAAATTTACGCTCACTGAATTTGTCCTGCAATTCTTTATACCGCTGCTGGATATCCTTAAAGGTAATATGCATGGTTTTCTCCGTAAGATTTACAAGGATCAGCATTTTACCCTCAAGACAGAAATCTTTCTCTTTCAAAATGATTTAGTTTGCATTACAGCAGGCATTCAGTGAATGCCTGCTGTAATTCCTTAGCAGTCGTCGTCTGGCTTCGCTACTGCCCGGCACGCAAACATGCAGGCTTTCTGCATTTCAGTTTTCGCAATGGCAACCCAGCGAGGATCAGCGCCAGTCTCTTTTGCTGTGTCCAGCAGATTGAGGAAATGGCGGCTCACGTCTTTGAGACTGTTCATCACCTCAATATCACCTGCCGTTAAAGTTCGGTAGCCCTTTACGGTGCTGCCATCCTGCGGTTTTGCTTCGCTCATTTAATTACCTGTTGGTTGTAGGGCCAGCTTCGCGACGCTTCACAGCGTGGCTAACCGTGTTGTGCAGAGTGGAGAACATCATCAGGCGCTCTACTGTAAAGCGCCTGGGGCTGCTCACTTCACCGCGTTATACCAGGCCTGCCAGCGGTACTTATCGATACGCAGCTGGCGCAAACATGCCGCTGTCTCAGTATCTGATTGCAGATCCGCATCGCTGTCTGCACCAGCATCACTTCCCTTGCACGGGGTCTGAGTTGGCAGCGTCGATGGCACGCTGGCGCAACCGCACAGACTCATCATCAAAATTACACCTGGTATGATTTGGATCTTGGACATATTTCACCACGTCGCGGGTTATTGTTTTGTAGATGACCCTGCCTTCTTCGCTGGCCTGCGCCGCTTTCTTCTCAACCGGCTGAATAGCTTTCTCAGCTTTGAGTTTCTTTTCAGCGGCCAGAGCATTGATGTGATCCGCGTGTGCGCTCCAGCCGAAACGCCAGGAAACAATCGCCGTGGAAACCAGCATGACCACCAGCGCCAGAAGCACATATCGCAGCTTCATAGCAGCACTTCACGAGCCAGGCTATAACGATTCTGCCGGTCACCAATGCCGTTATTCCCGCCGTTGATGATCTGCGTCACCCGCACCACATCGCCCGGATAACGCATGCAACCGCTGGTGGCAAAGAACCATGCCGCTGATCGCGCTGCGTGGCGGTCTTCCGCCAGCAGTTCAGGCGTAGTGACCAGGTCAAGTTTCAGCGCGGTACCACAGCGTCGGTAATTCTCAAGCCCGGTAATCTGGATCAGACCGCGCCCGCGATATTTCCACCCATCCTGCGCGCCCTTATTGCCGTTGCGCTTGTTGTAAGCCAGATTTGCGATCGCGCGCTGGCGCTCCAGAGGAAGTGACGGTTCACCGGCACGGCGGCCAAGCATATTCGCCTGGTCCTGCGTGATACGCCCGGCACGGATGAAACCGGCCAGACCCGCCACGCTGTAGTTGAAACTTTCCACCAGCGCGGTGAAGCCCGTTGATTCATGCCCGACCTGTGCAATGAACATCGCCTGATGCACAGGCTCGGTAATGGTAAATTCACGCATCGCCGCATCGATGTGAGGAAACCAGCGCGCGGCCAATCCGGCGCTGATGTTAGCCGCCCGTTGAAATTGTGTCTGATTCATTCTGGCCTCAGTACGTGAAACAGCTGTGCCACATTACCCCGCGCCCTGAACACGGCGGCACAGATGATTAAGTTGATGGTGACGCTCGCCCAGTGAACGTGCAGGTAGTAATCGAACAGGAAGCGGAACGGGACCGATGCATACGCCAGGATAATGAGATACGCCAGCCAGGACGCCCACCAGTTGTGTTTCCCGCCCGGCTTGCGGAACATCATCAGGCGTAGAACAATCGCAGTACACGTCACCACGTTGGTCAGCACCAGAGGATCACTTGTTACCATTGGTTCCTCCTCTCCACCTCTGCAACAGCGACAGCGGATCCTGCTCACTGAAAAAAGTGAGCGTCTTGATAGCCAGGGCAGACAAAAGCACCGCGCCAAGCGCATCAAGCGGCTTATCGTTGTACCGGGTTACGCTTGCGAGCATGGAACCAACCAGCCCGGAACCGTATACCCCGGCAAAGTAGGAAACGATGAAGTATGCAGAGCGGCGGAAAATAGTCAGGTCTGCTGCTGTGGCAACGTAGAAAACGGCACCAGCGAACGCGCCGAACACGACACCATAATCAGTGCCGGTCAGCAGCCCGTACAGGCTGGCACCAGTTAACGCACTCGCAGCTGCAACAGACCCGGATACAGGTTCGGACATTTAGCCCCCTCGTCATTGCTGTGGATCCTCTCAGATGAGGGGAAATAAAAAGGCCGCCCAGAGGCGACCTAAGATGGAAATCACGATTATCGAGATATAAAAAAACCCGCCGTAGCGGGTTTTTCAAAAAGCACCAGTTATGTTTATGCTGCCTTACGACGTCGCTGCTTACCTTGCTGCTCCTTACCGGAGACAGTAGCGTGCTGGAACGCGTTAGGAGCAGCCTTCATCAGTACTTCAACAGCAGCACCCATACCTGCGAATGCTTTCATTGTGTCGAACTTAACCTGTGGCTTGGTTGCTTTTTGAACTTTCATACATACCTCGGAGACTTAGTTGCCTCATAACTCTTCAAATTAAAGTTAGCTCTTAATGCCAACCTTTACCAATCGCCTATATCAATTGGTAACATCGTTAATGGGTATCGGCTCAAAACGATGTGTTTGTTACCTATTAGGTAAACAGGTAATCAATCCTACAGTCACTAACGGGATCCCGTCTACTCTAATTGTGCGAATTTGCTAAAAACCTCTTCCAAGGAAGATACCGAATTAGACATAACATACCCGCATGGATCCATTACAAATCCAAACGAACTATAGAACTTATGCAACTCAGGAACGGGTTCAAAGATTTGTACAGAATCACAATCAACTGCTTTACAGAAAAGGTAGGCGCTCATTAGGGTTATCAAGACCATTTTCCCATTTAACGGATGGTCTTCCTCATCGCTAGTAAACCTTTCAATGATATGGATCCGAAAAACTTTTTCTTCAACCCCATAAACACAAATTGCAGCACCAGCAGGGATCCCCTGAAGGACACCTTGCGCAATGAGTTTTATACAAAATTCAAACTTATCCGGATCGTTGCCATAAGTATTTAAGGCATAGTCCCATTCGAGCTGACCATAACCTCCACTTAGGACACGGTAATCCTCGTCGCTGATTGGCCCTACCGCAAGGGATAAGCCTACATTATCTATCACAAGCTGTATGTTGTTGCGGACAGATTGCCCAATCTCATCCAAGGTTAGCATTCAGGTCTCTCTAAGTGACAGAGTACAGATCTGGGGATTGTACCTTTTCAGGCATCGCAAGTAGAAGCGGAGAGATGAAAAATGTGTCTATTAAAGAAAAACCCGCTCGGAGGCGGGTTTAGTAACTCTGAACATACAATGCCCATCGTTAACGTCAAATTTACACAAAAACGGCAATATTGCAAGCATCATGTCGTTAAATTATGCGATATCGCTCAAACCTTGCATTCCGGTTACACGTCGTAACTGTGCATCTGAATAACTTTCTTCCTGAAAGCATCGTGTTACCAGACTCTCATAGAACGGCTTCCAGCTGTAACGCCAGGTCCGATCTGAAAGTCCAGGTAACAGCGCGAGAATGCCGCGATAGGCTACCGACGATTTTGGCCTGCTGTAGCCGCGCCCTTCACAGCGAGCACACTCTTTGTAAACCGGTACACCCTGGAACTCAGTGGCTTTGCGATCCATGGTTTTACCTGTACCACCGCACTGACAGCGCTTACTTATTTTCCCCTTGCCTCCACATTTTGGGCACAGGCATTGATTCACGTCGTCAACCTGTCGGAATAGCTCAAAATCGGAAGGGGACTGTCCAGACTCTTTCGCCCAGTCCGGCAGCCGCATCGTGTAATGGCTTTTCGTTATTTTGCTGGTGGTGGTGATCATCCCCTTCCCTGCGCACTTCGGACAATCGACACTGTCGGCGGCTGAAGATGCATAATCGTTGTAGGCATACTTCGCCAGCTGCAACATACAGAGAGGCAGCTTCTTACCGGCGGCACGGCGGATAGCCAGCGGAACGCGTTCCTTCGCATATTCTGCCAGCCAGCGGATAGCGGCCTCTTTATCCTGTGTGCTTACGCCAGCTTTACCAAGGAACATAGCCAGCCCGATCCCGGCGTCGGCCTGAGTCATACCCAGCGCGGCCATAACATCGGTCACGGTCAGTTGCTCACTTGCTGTGGCCCGCACGCTGTCAGAAATATGCATGCCTTTTGGTGCGAAAAATTTAACGATGCCATCTAAATTCATGGTGGTCTCCACTCCACTAATCACGCGAGAACGCCGATCGCCAGCGCGCGGTCTAATGTCTTCAGCAGCAGCTCAGGCTGCGTGCCATATTTTTTCTCAAACGCCTTCATATCAGCGTGCAACTCGTCGTGATGCGCTCTGCACAGCGGCATCACAAACAGGTCATGCGCTTTGGTACCCGTTCCGCCCTGGCCGTAGCCGATCAGATGGTGTGGGTCGTGCGCTGGATTGGCGCAACACGCGCACGTCTGCGCCTTTACCCATCGGGTGTACTTCTCGTTCTCCCAGCGCTTACGCTTCGGGCGCAGCATGAAGGACTCAGGCGACTCCGGGTCGATGCGCAGCGCCAGAACCTGCTTTGCTTTTTCCTCCATAATGCTGGAAGCCGACCGCGTGGGTACCAGCTCGCTTTCGCGATAGACGCTTTTTATCTTTTCCACCGGCAGGCGCAGCACGGTATGCGCGACATCTTCCGGGATCACGTCAATCAGGTCATTACGCGCCAGCCACCAGCACAGTTCGGGAAGCGTCAGCTGGTGGGTGCTGTCAAAGCCCAGCGCCATACGGACAAACTCGATGATCCACTCAACGACATTTGCCCGCGCCATTCCCGCCAGGCGCTCGGTATACTGTTCGCGCAGCTTGTTGTCGCAGTGCCAGCAGACGCGGATCACGCCAGGCTCGTGGTAAAGCGCGGTAGTGTTTTCATCGTGCCAGGTTCCGACCGAATACTGGCAGCCGGTACCGCGCATTAACCAGTTCTCAAGCGAAGACAGTCCACCAGCGCGGGCAATCACCCTCTTGTTTTCGAAAACCGGGACCAACCGGGGATCTTCCGCCAGCGGCTGGGTAGCGGGCGGGATTTCACCCGTCGGAAGTGCGGCAAGGCGCGGCGGCTCGTTCTCAAGCAACATGCGCCCACAGCTGAAGTGCGCCAGCAGATCCGGGCCGGGCCTGAACATCACCACGCCGAGTTCCCTGACAACTACAGGGGTAAGTAGCGCTCTCATGCCGCATTCCCTTTCGCCAGATGCTCCGCCCACAGGCCGCCAATCCACTTAACGCCTTTCGCCGTGAAACGCGACTGACTGAATGCATGGTTGGAGGTCGCTGATGTGCCGGTCTTTACTTCAAAACGGCCCAGTACAATATGCCGGTGGCGCGGCGTCAGCGATCCGCCCAGGCGGTACATGATGTCGTTGTCGATCAGGAACAGACGGAACTCAGGCTCTTTGGCCTGGAGCAGTTTTGCCACCTGCCGGAACGACATTGAGCCGCTCGCGGTACAGTAGCGATCAACAAACTCGACTTTGGGCGCGGCGGCGGCCAGTTCCGCCGTCAGTTTCTGTTTATCCTCCGCCAGATCAGCGGCAAGGCGAAGCGCCTCCGGCAGCGACTGCGGCACGGCCAGTTGTTGCCCCTGCTCCAGCGCCTGCCAGCGGTCCACCAGCCGGGCGGTAAATTCGGGGCAGAGCTGCGCAACGATGATGTAGCTGTCGCGCTTGCTCACCTCGTAATAACTGTACGTCTGGCCGTTCTGGGGATGGGTGTACTGCAATGCGGCATACCCCCCGATCACCCCGCCACTCATCAGTCGTTCAATCGTGACGCACACATTACTGTGTCGTGAATCCACCAGATCGGCAATTTCACGGCTGGACATCGTCAGCGCACCGGTTACTTTCGTTAACTGTTGCATGCTCTTCTCCACTTATCAGGCGACTGCACTCGCCATGGCTTCAAATTTTCTGATCGTTATTTCTGCCCTTCCACCTGGGGTGATCGGCCCCCATTCAACCTGCATCCGTTTCACCTGGCTGTCGTCTTCCCACACCCCGGCGTGCGTCAGCGAGTCAAACAGCGCTTTGATGTAGTTGTCGAGGTCACGGCGGCGGGCATCCGGCGGGAACAGGATAATTTCCACGGCTGCCGGGGCACTGCTGGGCTTCGGCAGGCAGCGCAACTGCTCAATGATCGCCGCGCACGCGTCGCTCTGGTATATGCGACCTTTTGCGCTGATGAGATGGCGACCGGCCAGCGGCCCCCTGTTAGGGGCGCGCCAGTAGGTATTAACGGTGGGCGGGAACGGCAGTGCCAATTTCATATTTTCTCCTACACGGCCAGTTGTAACTGCATGTTGAACTTGTCCCGCTGCTCGCAGTAGATAAGTGAGCCGGGGCTGTTATGTGATTCAATTCGCTCAACCATCAGCGCCGCGCGCGTCTCCTTTGATGCTGGCGCGTAAGCACCGGACCATGCTTTATCGATACCGATATTCCTGGCGACGTTCGTGCTGTCAGCACTGGCGAGCGGTAATTTTGTGAAGATCAGAGGGTTCAGCATGCGCAGGCCGTGTAATTTCGTGACCGGCTGGCCGTAATCATCAGTGACGTGACGGATAAGGTCTTTCATCCGTGCTACTGCCAGATTCGGGCGTTTAACGTCATAGTCACCGCAACTGCCGATCGCCACGCGTGGATACTCGTTGCAGAGCCTGATGAAGCGATCGTCACTCTCGTTCATATGCCAGACCGGGACGCCATAAAAATCACCGTGTGGCCACTCAGCCAGCAGTGTTTCGTTTTCTTCTTCACCGCCGTCGATAACGTCCGGGATAATGGCGAAGTCGAACCCAGGGTGATTCTTCCAGCGCGCCACAAACTCGTAATAGTCACTCCAGTCGATTTTGTTTTTGCCAGCTGCCTTCCAGGCCGTGAACGCGCCATTGTCCAGCGCGAATGACTGACAGTATTCTGCTGCGAGGTTTATCTGACCTGCATGCGCGAATGAAATGAAAGCATGACGCGCTTTCCATGCACGAATCGCACAGGTGTCAGGAGTAATCGGACCGCCGTGATAGTGGATCATGCGTTTACCCCTTCGAATCAAGGAAAGCGATGGCATGCGCTCTGGCGTTAACCTCACCGTTCACCAGCGAGCGCAGTAATGAAATGGCTTCATCCTCTGCTTTCGGCGTAGTGATCGTTATACCGCGGCTTACGCCTGGCGCGAGAGTGATCATTCCCTTGCGCTGAAGCGCCCGCAGCATGTCAGTTGCCGCGTTCGGCGAACTGGCACCCATCAGGTCGGCAACTTCTTTTTGCGATGGCGGATAGCCTCGATTTTTCTGAAAATCCACCAGCAGGTCGAAGACTTCGCGCTGGCGAACGGTTAAAGGTTTATTTCCCACTGTTCATCCCTCCGAGAACGGCAACGATGTCATTTGCGGTTTCCCGCGTGCTGCTTTTGCGGGATATCGCGCGGCGGGCGCGAACGTGGTGCAGCGTGAAGCCATGCTGCGTGTAAAGCTCGGTGATGCGCGGTGCGCTGGAGTTGCTGATCACTACTGCCGCCCCACGCTGGTGGGCAGCCGCGCAGCATTCCGCCAGCGCGACCTGATCATCCCATCTGAAACCGCCAGGCGCGTAGCTGGTGAAACCGTTAGTGCCGGGCAGCGGTTCGTAAGGCGGATCGCAATACACGACATCACCCTCCCCGGCCAGAGACAGCGTGCGGCGGTAACCGGCATTCATGAACACGCAGTTACGCGCGAGAGCGGTGAACACCTCAATCTCAGCAGCCGGGAAATACGGCTTCGTGTTTTTGTTCCAGCCAACGTTAAATTTTCCCGCGCGGTTGTACCGGATGAGGCCGTTATAGCAATGACGGTTCAGATACAGGAAAGCGGCGGCACGTTCCGGTCCTGCCAGCATCTGCTCATTAAATTTATCGGCAACGGCTGCATAGCCATCCGCATTATTCAGGCGGCCAAACATCAGGCGCGCATGACGTGTTACCTCGTCCGGAACCACGGCCAGCATCTGGTACAGGTGAATAAGATCCGCGTTAACATCCGCCAGCAGGAATTGTGGGTGTTTATCCGAGTTCATGAACACCGAACCACCACCGACGAATGGCTCTATCAGACGCTTGCCCTCAGGGATCAGGGCATCAAGATCAGCAAGCTGGGTAAATTTGCCACCAGCCCATTTTAGGAACGGCCGCTGCCATACCCGGCGGGCTTCCGGCTCAGGTGTATCAGTGCGGTACTCATTGGCAAGAGACATCAGTGGCCCCCTACATAGTGACCGGCAACCTGTCCGTTATCCGGCTTACCCCGTGTCATTCCCGAT